AAACCGCTGAGCACGCTGTCACACCGTCTATCATCGGCTGCAAAATGCCCTGTCCGACTGCAGCCTTGAAGTCCTTCAGACTTTGCTTCATGTTACCAAGCTGGTTTGTCCATTCTCCTGACTCTCTGGCAGCCTGTCCAACGGCACCGGATGCCTTATTTGCATCCTCAACCATGGACAACAACGTAAACTGCTTTTCAGCCTCCGTCAGATCTTTGAATGATTTTCCATACAGTTTGTTTGCCGCCGCATTTCTGGTCGTTTCTGTGACTGACAGGCCAAGGGATGCATCCTGCTCGTAGTTTCCTTTCAGCAGCGATCTCATGGATTCCGTGACATCTTCAATGGACCGGTCATAGAAAGCAGCTGAATCGGCTACCGCCTGCATGGCTCGATCAGCGATTTCCAAAGACTGTGCCTGATCCAAACCGGTTGTCTTTGCGAATGCCGCAATCTGGGTAAAGCTGCCCTTCATACGGTTGACCATAACACCAGTGTCATTGGCAATCGCATCCAGCCGCTGTGCCGCCTCATCCTCCATCTCACCAAATACCTGTGAGAACTGGGACTTTAACGCATTAACATCAGCCGCCGCTTCCGCAAGCCGTGCCATTCCTGAGATGGAAAAAGCAATGCCGATGGCTCCCAGGAATTTCTTCGCCATACTGGAGATACCTTTTATACTGCTCTGTGCTTTCTGCTCACTATTTCTGTCAACTTGAAATCCGTACTGTATAACTATATCCCTGATTGTCACCCATCATCACTTCCTTTCCAATTCAGCCGCACGCCCTCTTTCAACATCAAGTTCCATTTCATATAAAGCATATAGTTTCAATGCCTCATCCAGTGTGTACGTTTCTTTCAGTTCACTCATGGATGCCAGCCTCGCTTTGACAAGCACATACATCTTCAGCTCTAAGTCATTAAACCTCGAGTAATCGAACTGGCCATATTTCCGATAATCGGTCTCTGACTTCTCGCTGCTGACACTGCCTTTCCAGATTGGGCAGCGAGCTTCTTGAAAAAACCATTGAAATTAAGCTGGATCACCTTCACGCAGAGGATGAACATATTCTGGACTTCTCCACAGAAGATCTCGTTTGCCACATCCTGATCCAGTCTCACTGCTTCCGTCTTTCCGGTATCCTCATCCTCAATTTCCACCGAAATGTGGCCGCCAAGAAGCAACTTCTTCATAAGACCTTCCAGCTTATCACCATCAATCTTTGCATTGCCCATAATAGCTTCAGCAGCCTTTGAAGCATCCTGATCCAGAAGATTCTCTGCGGACTCATCTTCCTTTCCATCCCCAGTATCTACAAGTGCAAATACTCCACTTAAAAGAGGAGCCAGCACAGATGCAAGCTCCCCGGAAATGTTCGCAGCCTTAAAAGCCGGAAACGGCCTGATATAGAATTTCATACCGTCCACTTCTACCATAGTCGGCTCAACCTGTTTCAGCATCTATGATCCTCCTTTTATCTAAACTCACCGCTTGCAGCTACAATCTCCCACTCACGGTTATTCTGAGTCTTTCCTCTGGTGAATGTCGCCGGTTTGGTAACCCATGCCACCGCTGCTGCAAATTTTTCGTTTCCGAGAATATCGCTGATATTAACGGAAAATGTACCTGATCCATCCTTTTTATCCTTGTCATGCATCTTCTGCAAGAAAGTATTCGTAGGAGATGTCTGCTGTACTGACAGCTTGATCTTATACACATCAGACGGGTCAATGCTTCTGACAACTTCTCCATCACCGCCGACAACATATGCTGTTCCATCGCCGTCTGCTTCTATGGTGATAAAGCTGTCTTCTGAGTATCCGGTTACAATGTGGCGTCCCAACGCACACGTAACCTTTTTCGGGTTATATGTTGCTACTCCCATTTATCCATTTCCTCCTTCCATCAGAATGTCAGATATCCTTCAATCTCCACTGCATGGATAGCTCCAGCCAATCGAGCCGTATATCTGCATCCAGTAAGTTTTCTTGACTTTCTTTCTGCTTCTGTCAGATCCGATGCTTTCGGTACGGTCACTGTATATCCGGGGATCTCGTTGTCGCTGCTGTCATATTCGGTCTCAGCGATCCCGCCAAGCGTCTGCCCCTTTGCAAGTGTCTCCTGCATCTTTCCTTCAATCAGTCCGATTCCAGCATCAGTAAACGGAACCTTTCTGTTGAGCTTCAGGACATTAAACACATTCGCCTGCATCTCTGCTTTCAGCCAGTCACGGAACCGGATCACATCGATCCACTCGCCTGCAAGGGTGTATCCGCCTACAGTGACATTACTGCCCGCATATCGGAGGAACGTATTGACATGTTTCTCACTCAGCTCTTTCTTTTTCTGAGAATCAATCGCAGAAGGAACCACAGTTGCAAGCTCCTTCAGGTTCCATGTCTCTGTTCCAGGATCATATCCAAAGCATTTGGCCATCCATGCAAGTGCCAGATACTGGTTCTCTGCCGGCTGCTCTTCCGCTGCATATCCATCAGCTTCACCGGCATAGATTCCAAGTGACCGGTAATAATTCGTGTTCGTTACCGGAAAACTTTCGTAATCGGTATATTCAAAGCAGAAGAGCTTTTCATTTGCCTCTGCCCACTGAACCGCAGCGTTCACATCTTCCAGATCCCGGAACTCCGTAATATGGATACCATAGAAAGATGACTCCGCTTTGGCTCTTGTCAGTGTCGTCTTCAGGCTTTCATATTCTCCATCGTCAGAACCTTCTTTCTTTCTGACACACACATAGATTCCATCCGGAGACGGACTCTGTGAGAACGCTACTGTAGCCGCCTGGTAGGCAACATCAGCATCTGTATATCCATAATCAATCAGCTCATCAGCCGTCATGATCTTCACAGTCTTATCAAGTTCCTTGTCCCCTTTATTCGTGGGACCGGCAACAATAATAAGAATGCTGTCAAATGTTTCATCGCTGGATGCCGGATTTGAAATCTCGACATTGCATTTCACAATGTCATCCAACGTGTTATTTTTCATCTTCTTTACCTCCTTCTGAAATCTCAATCTCATCTATGGCAGCCACCTCTGTAACCGCCATCTCTTTTGTTCCACCACCACTGCTGTTGGGTATACACGGCATATCAGCCGTTCCAAAATAGCCTCCTGCAGATTCAAGGTATGACACCCGGTATTCAGCCATAGCCCGGTACCGGTACTTTGTCTCATTTTTCAGTTCCGACAGATCCCTGATTGGAGACATCAGACTGATGTCAATGTCGTAAGCCGAAAAATAATCAACCATGCCCTCAGATTCCAGGTAGTTTGACAATTCCGTCAGATCATCCACCGCAGTATTCTCATAATTCTCCATGAGAGCATCCCCGGCTTTCATCTGCCGTCCCATGGTATAAATATTGATTTCTGCTATAGTAGAACTTGGATAGACCCTGTGGCCTTCTCCATCATCTATCGGAAATGCCTCCCTTTGCACGCTGCCCCCAAGACTCAATGTCACATAGGGGACATTCGGTTTTGCTCCGGACTGATTTACCCAGATAATGCTGGTGTTCGGAAAAAATCTTTCGACTGCATCATACAGTCTGTCTTTCACTTCAGTCAGATTCATTCGTCTTCTCCTTCGGACCATCTTTCTGGTCAAGGCACTCGATAAAGGTGGCCAGATAATGCTTCAGGAATGTATTCTCACTCAGTCTGCAGGACTGGCACTCAAACCACTTGCCCTGAAACCATACCCAGTCAGCAGTCTGCTGCTTTTTCACATCAAGTATGTGCGGAGACCATATGTCACTTTTCCGGTGTCCGGATCCGTAACATCATCATCCGGTATATCTGCAAACTCTGTTGCTACGATCCGGAAAATAGCAAGTGCATCCATAGCTGCCCTCCATTATTTTTTCAGAGCCGCACGAACCTTCTTCATCACATCAGCCTGATCCTTGCAGTCCGCCGGATTGATCCCGAGTTCGTTGGCCAGTGCAGCCAGTGCTTCATCAGTGATGCCATCCAGAGATGCCAGTCTCGCCTGCCTCAGAGCTTCAT